AGATGGGAATGGGACGTGGCCGGCACGCTGGGGCGGGTGGCCCTGATTGCCGCGCCGCTGCTGCTGGTAACGACGCTGCTATTGGCGGCGGTCGTCGGGACGGGCTATTACGAGTTTGTCACGTTCGGCGGCCCAGGCGCGGCGCTGGAGTTGCCGACGGCCGTGCCGGGCACGCCGACGCCGGAACCGCCGCCCGCGCACCCGGAGCGGGCAGGGGGGATTACGCGCCACCCGGCCACGGCGACGCCGGACGAATAGCCGCCGCCGCTCAAATGGAATTCGGCCGCGGCGGTTGCGTACAATGAGGGGCATGACTCGGCCGCTCACCACACGGCAACGGCTTTTTATCGAGGAGTACCTGCGGACGTTCAACGCCACGGCGGCGGCTATCGCGGCGGGGTACTCCGAGAAATCGGCCCGCGCTATTGGTCACGAAAACCTAACAAAACCTGACATCGCGGGCGAAATTCAACGCCGCCTATCCGAGATGACCATGAGCGCCGACGAGGTGCTCCTGCGGACGGCCGACATTGCCCGCGGCGACCTGTCGGCCTATATCACCGCCGACGGCGCAATCGACATTGCCGCGCTGAAATTGTCGGGTAAGGGGCATCTACTCAAGCGCTACAAACAGCAGCGCCGGGTGACGACGACTAAAAGCGGCGACGAATACGAGACGACCACCACAGAGTTTGAGCTTTACCCGGCCGACGCGGCGCACGACCGGATCATGCGTTACCACGGCCTCTACAACGACCGGGTGCGCGTGGTGACGTGGCAGGATGAGGTGATCGACCTGTTGCGACGGGGCGAACTTGCGCCGGGCGACGTGGCCGCGGCTTACCCCGATTACGCGGCCGACTTCTTCGCCAAGGCGGGCATAGCTCAGGAGGCGGATGCAAGCCGCGGCGACGATTGACCCGGCCGACGCACGGCGACGGATTGCCGGCCGCGTATCCGCGCCGAACCGGCTAGACGCCCTACGGGCTGGTGCGCCCGTCCTGGCCTTGCCGCCGCTATTCCCGTGGCAGCAGCAGGTGATAGATGAGGCGCGACGGTTCAATGTCGTCTGCGTCGGCCGCCGCGCCGGGAAAACGGCGTTAGGCGTCAACCGGGCCACGGATACCAACGTACTGGCCTACCCCGTCGGCTGGTTCTCACCGTCGTACAAAGACATGCTGGAGGTGTGGCGCGAGGTCGAGCAGGTGCTAACGCCCGTCACCGCCCGGCGCAACGCCAACGAACGGCGGCTAGAATTGACGACCGGCGGCGTGCTGGAATTCTGGTCATTGGACAACCCCCAGGCGGGCCGCGGCCGAAAGTATAGGCGCGTCATCATTGACGAAGCGGCCTTTGTCCCCCAGCTGGTAGACATCTGGGAGTATGCCATCCGCCCGACGCTGGCCGACTATCGCGGCGACGCCTGGGCCATGAGCACGCCCAAAGGGCGCAACGGTTTCCATCAACTCTGGCAGCGCGGGCAGGGCGACGCCGATGATTGGCGGTCGTGGCAAATGCCGTCTGAGGTCAATCCGCTACTACCACCCGACGAACTGGCCGACATGCGCCGGTCGTTGCCCGCGTCGGTCGTGGCTCAGGAACTAGACGCGCAATTCGTAGACGACGCCGGCGGCGTCTTCCGTCGCGTCATGGACGCGGCCACAGCGACGGCGCTCGACGGGCCGCAACCGGGCCGGGCCTACGTGGCCGGGGTGGACATTGCCGACGCGGCCGACTTCACCGCCGTCTCTATCATCGACACGCGCACGCGAGCACAGGTCTACTTGGATAGGTTCAACCGCGTCGGCTATCAGGCGCTGGAGGATAGATTGCACGCCGTCTATGAGCGGTTCGGCGTGCAAACAATGGTCATAGAAGACAATAGCATTGGGCAGCCGGTCATCGACCACTTGCGCGGCCGGGGCATGACCATCGTCCCTTTCCACACGTCGGCCGCTACCAAGTCGCCGCTGATTCAGGCGCTACAATCGGCATTCGAGCATGGCGAGTTGACCATCCTGCCCGACGCGGTGCAGGTGGCCGAGCTACAGGCGTACGAGGGCAAGCGCAACGCATCGGGCATGAGCTACTCAGCCCCGCCGGGGATGCACGACGACACAGTTATGGCCCTGGCCCTGGCGTGGCACGCCATGACCGCCGGGGGAACAGGAGTAATCTACTATGCCTAATCCGGCCACACTGGCCTTTGAGTTATGGCTCGGCCGCGGCGACACGGTGGCCCGGCTCGACGTGCAACAGTACCGCGACTTTTACAGCGGGGCGCACGACATTCGCCTGAACAAGCGTCAGGAAACGCGGCTCGGCCTGACGACGCAGCAGATACGCTCTATGG